ATACTGTTTACAACAAACTTGATAAAGAAGTACACGAAACTCTCCCAGTGTTTACTAAGAGTGAAAAGTCTAAGAGTTATCATTCTGCAGGTTACTATGGTATTAAGTTTCCTAACGGATGGACGCAGAGTTTTTGCCCTCGAGTAAATACACTTAAATCTTACGAGTTTATCGGTCCTTATAAGACTGAGATGGAAATGACTGTTGCCATCCAACGTAAGAAAAACGAGAGAACTCAGTGAAAATTCTTCATTTAGTAATAGCAGGACTGCTAACAGTTTTGGCAGTTTCTGCTATTAGTACACCAGGCAAAACTAGTCCTGTAGCTACTCAACTAGTTAATGATATTCCTTTCTTTACTGTTCCGCGACAAGTAGTATGCGCTAAAACAGATGACATGAAAAAGGAACTCAAACCCTTTGAATCTGTATGGGCAGGGGTTAATCGCAACGACGAAACAGACGAAATTACGTCTATTGTAGAGCTACTTACATTAAACGAAAAATGGGTTACAGTAGAGCACTTTACTGAAGGTGTTAGCTGTGTTACTGGTGTAGGCGAGGAATGGTCTTTTAACCCTAAACATAAAAGAGGCATCGGCGTATCTATCTAATTTAAAGCTAGTTTTATTTGCCATTAAAGCTAAATAAAACGATAAAGGATAGAGAGATGGCGAGACCTAAACCACAGATCATACTGGATTATACAAATCCGAAAACTTACAAAAGCGAGCAAATTTTAGAAGCTGATGCTATCTATGCAGTATTCTACGCAGGAAATCCTATCAACTTACGCACCCTAAACAGTCTCGTCAACTACCCCGGGCCAAAATATAAAAAGGTTTCCTTCAGTAACTCTGGTCACGCATTTAATCTAGCCGAACGTCTTAACACTTTATTCAAGACAGACAAATTTGAAGTTGTTGAGCTTAAAGCCGGTAAAGTCATTAAAGAGAAAAATAATGACGACACAACTCCAGAATCAGACTAACTTAATACTTGATGCACTAAAAGAGTATCACAAGTTAGACAAGATAAACCCCTACGACATTTTTGTTAACTATAGGCCAACAGGGCAAGGTTCTAAACTAACTAAAAAAGGTTACGAACTTATGAAACCCGTCTTTACTTCTTATAAAGTAAAGTTCGAAGATGGGTTTCACATATTAACAAAGCATCACGTTATCTTAGAACGTGCTATGAAATTTCCTTACTATCTAACTAAAGGACACATCTTTCTTTTCAGTGAACAAGATGCGTTCTTATTGCAACTTAACGGTAGCAACTTAGATCGCTGGGGAGACAGCAACGGTGTAACACTTTAGTACTACAAAATTTTGGTTGACCGTTTAATCCAATTTTGCTATAATACTTGTATTGTAGTTAAAAAGGAATGCGATGCAATACACCCTGATCACTTCCAAAGGCAAGATCATGCAGTTTTACATCAAGGCTGTAGCAGAACTGTATCAAAGCATCAACGGGGGTGTTGTTTTTACACAACAAGTCCTGGAAACCCAATCCAACGAAATGGTTGACCAATAAATCCAATTTTGCTATAATACTTGTATTGTTTAAGGAGCACCAGATGAAGATTACTCGTTTCAAAGCCGCACAAAAGTTCCGTGTCATTGTTGGTCCTGCTAGCTTCTATGCTACCGCTAAACAAATCCGGTCCGGTGTGGGCGACTTCATTGCTTGTAACTCTGCGGTGCTTTATGCCCTGCATCAGCTGGAACTTACTCGTTCAACTGATGACGCAATGGCTTGTGCTAGCGGGCTTGGTTGCACTCACAATGGTTTGCAAGTCCAACTCAATTTGGCTTGACCAATAATTCAATTTCTGCTATAATACTTGTATTAAGATTTTAAAGGGTTCTCTATGCAACTTCTGAGCACAGTCAAAAACGAAGCTGTACTGTCTAACGTCGGCGAGATTGGCGAATTCCGTATTCGTAACTCGGCCAAAGCATTTAGCATTCTGTCTAGTGGTCTGTATGCCAACAAGGTTCGTGCTATCATTCGCGAACTGTCTTGTAACGCAATCGACAGCCATACTGCCGCAGGCAAGGCAGACACTCCTTTTGATGTCCATCTCCCTAACTCACTTGAGCCGTGGTTCGCTATTCGTGACTATGGTACTGGCCTTTCACATGAACAAGTCACGAACATCTATACAACGTACTTTGAAAGTACTAAGACTAACAGCAACGATTTTATTGGCGCTTTGGGTCTCGGTTCGAAGTCTCCATTTTCTTATACGGACAATTTCACAGTAACCGCAATCCAAAACGGTCACAAGGGCATCTACACCGCTTTCATTAATGAGCAAGGTGTTCCGTCTATTGCTAAAATGATGGAAGAAGAAACTAGCGAGCCTAACGGTGTTGAAGTTAAGTTTGCAGTTGACGACCGCTACGACTTTGACAAGTTCAAGCAAGAAGCTCGCGAAGTTTACACTTGGTTCAAACAACGTCCGGTTATTACTGGTGCTAGTACCTTTAAATTTGAGGATGTAGAATACATTGATCGCGACATCATTCCCGGTGTACATACTGCCAAGCACATGCGCGGTAGCATGGCTGTCATGGGTAATATTGCATATCCTATCGATGTGCCTCAAGCAGAAAGTGCGCTCGGCGAGTTGTCTCGCTTGGTCCGTTGCGGTCTTGTTATTGAGTTCAACATTGGTGAGCTCGACTTTCAAGCAAGTCGCGAAGGCTTGTCGTACATTCCCGAGACTGTTGCTTCTATCAAGAGTAAGCTCGAAGCACTGAACGCTGTGCTGGCAGACAAGATTGCAGAAGAAGCCAACAAGATTGAAAACTTGTGGGATCGTGCTTTGTTCCTGGCTGACAAGAAGGAACAACCTTTGTGGCAGGCCGCGATTACTAAGTATGCCATTGATACTAAGTTGCCCACTTATGATACTAAAAAGTACAGTCCTCTGGCTGAGTTTAGTTTGGCTACCTCTGCACTTGCTCGTAAGTACAACATTGTAATTCGTGGCATTCAGCGCAATCGAGGTTCTAAGACTGTGTCTAACTTGAAGGCTAGTACACAATATGCACCTGACCGCAAGCGTAGCAAGAATGGTCATTACATTACTTGGGAGGCATGGACTGTTCGTGTAGAGCAACATAGCCACTTCATTATCAATGACCTGAAGACAGGCGCTACTGAACGTGCAAAGCATCACTATCGTGAAACTAACCCGGACGTTTATAGCCGCAATGTATACATTCTTGATGCTGTAGATCGTTCTAAGCCAATGATGCTGGACCAGTTCTTTGACAAGATTCACAATCCTCCAAAGGATCGTAGAATTCTTGCTAGCACTTTGCTCAAGAAAGAACGCGAAGGCAGTGGCCTTGGTAAGAACATTACTATCCTGCGTTTGGAAGAGCGCGGTAGCGGTGGTTACTATCGTGGAAAAGAAATGGTATGGCGCGATGCTGGCGATACTAGCATGTTTGATGCCAACCAAACTTACTACTATGTTCCATTGAGCGGTTTCCAAATGCAAAGCTCTAAAGGCTATACATCTGGTAAGGAACTGTATGACGATGTAACTGCATTACCAGGTCTGTTCAACGGCACTATCTTCGGTGTTCGTAAGTCGGACATTGAAGCAATTAAGTTGCAAAAGAACTGGGTCAACTTTGAAGAGCACATTGAAAAAGTTTTGGCAACAAAAACTAACAAGGCTTTGATGAGTTTGGTTAAAGGTGGTCTTGACAATGACGACATTCTCAAGTACAATAACCGAACAGTTTGCGAACTAATCAACGCAACAAGTCCTTATGCCAAATTGGTAAAAGAATTTGAAGGCGTAGAAAAGTTTACAGGGAATCGTCACTGTGTGGATCGACTATATCGTAAGTTTGCTCCTGCCACAGTATTGAGTCCCGATGCTTTGATTGTTAAATATCAATCAGAACTCGACAGCGTTAATCGTAGGTACCCGCTGTTGTCTAAAATGAGTACCTACCGCATTGAGGCGGGCGATATCGCTGAATACATTAACTTGATTGACGCTTCGAAAGGCATTTGAAAATGAGCTATCCATTTGTACTCCAAGGTAACAATGTTACCGTAGTGATCGGCAACAAGCCCCATACCATCTCTAAAGCTCACATTACCTATCAAAAGGTAGTAGATGCTATCAAGGCGGGCGATTGGGAAACTGTTAAAGATACCATTGAACCTAAAAAGGTCGTACTCGATTACGGCAAAGGCAACGTTTCCATTCAAGGCGAGACATTGTTCTGGAAAGGTGAAGAACTGCACACTTCGCTAGCTAACCGAATGATCCAAATGTTGCAAGACGGTTTCCCTGTTGAGCCGCTTGTTAACTTTATGGAAAACTTGATGGAGAACCCAAGCAAGCGAGCAGTTACTGAGCTGTATGGCTTCCTTGAAAAGAACAACCTGCCTATTACACCAGACGGTCACTTCCTTGCTTACAAGAAAGTCCGTGCTGACTACAAAGACTGCCACACCGGCACTATGGATAACTCCGTAGGTCAAGTAGTTGAGATGGAACGTAACAAGGTAGACGACGACAAGAACCGTACTTGCTCAACCGGCTTGCACTTCTGTAGTCAAGAGTACCTCAATCACTTTGGTGGCGACCGTACTGTTATCGTTAAGATCAACCCACGCGATGTTGTAAGCATTCCAACTGATTACAACGACAGCAAAGGTCGAGCTTGCCGTTACGAAGTCATCGATGAGATCGACAAGGAAAAGGCAGATGCCGCGTTCATTGCTCCAGTTCAAACTGAAGCTGTACATGACGAAGCAACTACTGAGCTGATCCGTATTGCTGTAGAGGCCGCCGTAAAAGCCGCACTAGAAGCTCGTAACAACGAGTAATACTGTTGTATTAATACAACACCAAAAACCCTGCTTTATGCAGGGTTTTTCTTTTGGTTGACCAATAAATCCAATTTTGCTATAATACTTGTATAGCGTAACAAAACAGGAGCAAGTATGTACACCGTTGAAGTTTACAAAGCAGACAAGCGTACCAAAGCAGGCGAGCGTATGGTTCTTAAGCAGGACTATCACACCGACAACCTGTCTATGCTGGAACATACTGTCAAAAATACTTGGCTCAAGCGTGACGGTTATCGTTACGAAATCCACGAAACTTTTGTCACTCGCAAGAACATGATGTCCGGTAAAGAGTATCAGGAACGTTACGATACTCCTTACTTCTGTTCTCCTTCTTCTGAATCTTATTGGAGCATGTAATGGGGTACAAGGTACTCGGTGAGCGTGATGCAAAGTGGCAACCCCGCAAGGGGTTGGAAGGTCCTTTCTGGTTCGTCGATCGTGTGCTGTACTACGATCCTAAGGCCGGTCAATACTGGGATCCTACTACTGACTTTTATGTCGAACAAGAGGAAATAGACCTGCTTCAGCAACGTGTCGTAGAAATTTTGGCGAGGTAATTATGGAGTACACTTACATTGGTTGGTGCCGCGAAGGTGCTTCTGATAAGGTCTGGGTTTGTATTAAACTAAACGGGGACCGCTGGGGCGGGTCTTATGTAACTGCATGGGGTCGCCGCGGCAAGAAGCTTCAGCATAAAGTATTCGATCATGCAAATGAGTGGGACATGGACAAGCTCGTTCGCTCTAAGTCTAAGAAGGGTTACACCGGCGTTAGCGAAGATTACCTAACTGAAGTGTATCCCGAGTTCGAAATGGATTTGAAGCAACTTGCATTTTGGGCAACCTTGTCTGTATGAAGGCTCGTAATAAGCAAAACATTACCGCTATTATCTACGACAAGAAAGGTCGTATTATTAGCATGGGTAAGAACAGTTACATCAAGACTCACCCGTTGCAGGCAAAGTTTGCAAACGAAGTGGGCCTGCACGAGAAGATATTTCTTCATGCAGAAGTAGATGCACTGGTCAAACTAAAAGATTGGAAGAAAGCTCACAAGATTGTCGTTACTCGTTTTGGTAACTCTGGTGAGCCGTTGCTAGCCAAACCCTGCCCGGTATGCCAACGTGCAATCGAAATGGCTGGCATTAACTATATTGAGCACACTTGACATCAACTACAGGAGGCAGTATAATATGTCTATGAACATTGACCACATTCAAGCTATGATTAATAACGGGTTCGACCAACTGCGTCAGCCTGACGCTAATCGCGAATACCAAATTAAAACTCTCGAAGTAATGGCGTCTATTCTAAAACATAAGGCTAAACACCTTAAGGATAACACACTTGCTCAGGTTGAAGTAAATATACACTATGAAGAATAAACTACTTTCTTTCACTGTTAAGGCTCCTAAGGTTCGTGCCCATCAAGCATTGTTTGATAGCACACTACCTTTCCGCGGCCGTACAGAGCAAAGAAAAGATGTGTATAAACGTAAACCTAAGCATCCTAAAAAGGATGAGGGATGATCTATTCGTATCTAGGACAAAGAACTTTACCTAGTAACATTGTAAAAGCAATACAACCAAACTACAAAACAGGGCCCTGGATTGCCGGGGGCTGTGCTAGATGTATGTGGCAGAACGAAGCCATCAATGACGTAGACATCTGGGTAGCAAACTCAAATCAAATCTTAGAACTTACACAACGGTTCTCGCAGTACTTAGGTGTTGGCGTTTCTTTTAGTACCGATAATGCACTCACATTTGATTACTACACTACTGCCAAAGGCGGGTATGAGTCTAAATGGAAGTTGCAAATTATTGTACGCAAAAGATTTTCTAAGCTAGAAGAGGTCTTTAATGACTTTGACTTTACGGTATGCAAAATTGCAACTAATGGTGAAGGTCGTTATTATATGACAGAAGAAGTTGCAGATGACTTAGAGAATCGGCGTCTGCGAGTAGAACGGTTTAATAAGGAAGGCTTTTTAGAACGTTGGGCGAAATATACAATGTACGGATTTGATATGCCCAAAGAAGATCTAAGAGCTCATTTAGATAATACAGAACTAGTATGGAGCCTAGGCGATGGACGAAGCCTCTATTGAACAAGCTATCTTAGTTAGCCAACTAAGCAAGTTCCCTGTCGAGATAGATCGTCGATGGGCAGTATGGAATGACCGTGTGATAACAAAGAAGATGGTCTTGGGTGTTCTTACAAAGTTACATCAAGGCCCGTTACCTAATCACCTCCAGGAAGTTCTGTTAAAAGACTATATTGCACATTGCCAAGAAGTCCCTGATAAATTTACAGATTTGCCTCGAGTAGAAGGAACGTACTATAACTTCCATACCAGAGAGCACGTTAAACGAGAATACCCAGAGACATGCCTTGAATGGTTCAACCGGATCTATTACAACATTTTCCAATCAATGGCTGTGCAAGATGCCAATGCTCTTAAGGTAGTACTGCTTGATAATGACTACAAGAAACAAGTAATCGAAAGGATCTTTTTAAGTGAATGATATCTATTACTTTGCCTACGGGATGAACACAAACTTGTCCGGTATGGCCGGTCGTTGCCCCGGTGCAGTTAGTCTAGGATATGCAGTACTTAAAAATTACAAGTTTCGATTTGCTGTCCATGCTGACATAATTCAATCAGAACAAGAGCAAGTCGACGGAGTATTATGGCTAATCAATTCTGAGCATCTTGTCACACTCGACGAACAAGAAGGTTATCCGTGGTACTATGATCGTAAAGAAGTAGAAGTGGAACACAACGGCAAAAAGGTCACTGCCACTGTTTACTTTATGCAACCCGGCAACATCTGTAAAATGCCCAACGACAGCTACTTGAACAGCATTCTTGAAGGCTACAGTAAAAACAGCGTTCCTACAGGGCAAGTTACTAAAGCTCTAAATGTTGTTAAAAAACAACAGGATTTTGTGGCGTAAAAACAACAGTTTTTTATGGCAGATTTCGGTTGACCAATAAATCCGAGTTTGCTATAATAATGAAATAGTGATGCAATTGATCCAGGCAATAACAACCAGCAACAAATTGGACAAAATTGAGTCCACAAAGTGGTTGACAATTAATTGGATTGGTAGTATTATTATGGTTAGCTAGTAAGGTGCTAGCGTTTTCTTTAACTTGTATCAGGAGATACTTATGTCTAACAAAACTTTCACTTTCGTCGGTTCCTCTGTCCTTAAGGGCAAAACTAAGGTTCGTTATACTAACGACAATACCCGCATTAAGATCCTCATGAAGAACGGTCACACTGACGTTAACTTCGTCGAGCTTCCACGTGCAATGACCAAGGCTGAGATTGCGGCCGAAGGCTTCCTTGCTAAGGTACTTCCAGAAGGTACCGATGTTTCTAAAGTAGCAGAAGCCTAAGTAAAAGGGCACCGCCCTGTACTACAGGTAAGCCTATCATGAAACATTCTAAAGTCCTTGTTACCCTTCTTATCGCAACCTCTGCGATGTCTGCTAAAGCCGATGTACTCGGTGCAGTTGCTGGCGGCCTGATTGGCTCTCAGCTTGGTCAAGGCAATGGGCGAGTCGCAATGGCCGCCGTTGGTGCCGTAATTGGCGATAGGCTTACCACCCCTACACCTACGTATTTGCCTCAGACACAATACCAGTATCAAGGCGAGTACTACAAAAACAATAACCGCATCTACATCGACGGACGAGATGGGTTACGCTGTCCTTACAATGGGTACGTTATTTGCCAGCAATGGACTAACGCTAGACCTGTTGTAATTATGCCACAATAATAGTGGTTGACCACAAAATCGTAATTGTGTAAAATAGACTTACTGTAACAAATTTAGGAGCGCAAATGGCAAAAGCAAATTCTCATGTTTCCGAGTCTCGTACTGTTAAAATCAGCGAGGCAAAATATATTATCCGCAAGGCACTTGCAAAAGGTCGCCCTGTAATGATCTGGGGTCCTCCAGGTATCGGTAAGTCCGATCTCATTGCAGAACTTGCAGTTGAAGACAACCGTCCTGTCACTGACGTTCGTCTTAACCTTTGGGAACCTACTGACATCAAAGGTATCCCTTACTACAACTCTAAAGAAAATACTATGTCATGGGCTCCTCCTGCAGAACTGCCCACTGACGAAGAAGCTAACGACATCCTGTTCCTAGACGAACTTGTGTCTGCGGCTCCTGCTGTACAGGCCGCGGCTTATCAGCTCGTTCTTAACCGTCGTGTTGGTACTTACAAACTGCCTAAGAACGTTGGCATCGTTGCCGCAGGTAACCGTATGTCTGACAAGGGTGTTACTTACCGCATGCCTAGCCCGCTTGCAAACCGTTTCGTTCACATCGAACTCCGTGTGGATTTTGAAGATTGGCAACGTTGGGCTCTTAAGAATCGTATCCACTCTGACGTAGTTGGTTACCTTTCTTTCAGCAAGGGCGATCTGTACAACTTCGATCCTACTCAACACGATCGTTCATTTGCTACTCCACGTAGCTGGTCTTTCGTTAGCGATCTGATCGAAGACGGCATGCCAGAAGCTACTCAAACTGACATCGTTTCAGGTTGCGTTGGTGAAGGTCTTGCAATTAAGTTTATGGCACACCGCAAGATTGCTAGCAAACTGCCTAACCCTACTGACATTCTTAAGGGCAAGGTTACTAAGCTAGACGTCAAAGAAGTGTCCGCTATGTACTCACTTACCACTTCAATGTGCTATGAGCTCAAAGACGCTTATGACAATGCTAAGAAGGCAGGTAAGCTCGAAGACTGGCATCCAATGTGCGAGTACTTCATCCAGTACATGATGGATAACTTTGAGCCAGAAATGGTTATCATGGGTGCCCATACTGCATTGAAGAACTATGCACTACCCTTCGAGCACAAGAAGCTCAAGAACTTCCCAGAGTTCTTCAAGAAGTACGCACACCTAGTTATCGAAATCGATACTAAGTAAGATTGCGCTCCCAGGGGGAGTGTGGACATAAGTTCGCCTCCCCCTGTTTTTTTCGGTTGACACATTAATCGAAATACCGTATAATATAGATATAATATAGGAGCAAACACAATGTCCGCAACAGCAACACTAGACCCAAAAAGCACTATTGCACCCCTTAACCCTCAGGCATTTGCTAAAGTTAAGGATCGTGTAGTTAAGGTGCGTGTTCGTTTGCTACTCCAGCATCCTTTCTTTGGCAACCTTGCCACTCGTCTTAAAATCGTAGACGCTACTGACCGTATTCCTACAGCGGCGGTTGACGGCCGCAATATGTTCGTTAACGTCAACTTTGTCAATAAGCTCAACGACGACGAGCTAATGTTCCTTATTGCACACGAAGTCATGCACTGTGTTTTTGAACACATGCTCCGCCGTGGTGACCGTCGACCTGACGTTTGGAACATGGCAGGTGACTATGTTATTAACTATCTGCTAGAGCGTGAGCGCATTGGTCAAGTTATCCGACAAGTAGACATTCTGCTCGACAGCAAGTACAAAGACATGACTACAGAAGAAGTGTATGATAGTCTGATGAAAAATGCAGTGACTATCAAATTGCCTTTGGATGTACACTTGGACTTGACTGGTAATGGCGAGGGCGAAGATAGCGATGGTGACGGTGATGGCGAAGGTAACGCTATCGGCAAAGCTCTGTCTGAAGAAGAACGCAAAGCTCTGCAAGACGAAATTAAAAATGCTGTATTGCAATCTGCTCAAGCCGCAGGTGCAGGTAAAACTCCTGCCGCAGTTGCACGTTTGATCAAGCAATTCACTGCACCAAAGATGAATTGGCGCGATTTGCTTCGCATCCAGCTTGAAAGCTCTATTAAGAACGACTACAGTTTTACTCGTCCTAGCCGCAAAGCATGGCACACTGGCGCAGTACTGCCAGGCATGTTGCCAGCAGAAGAAGTTGACATTTGCGTAGCAATTGACACTTCGGGCTCTATTAGCTTGGACATGATCCGTGACTTCCTAAGCGAAGTTAAAGGCATTATGGACAATTACGATAGCTGGACTATTAAGGTATGGTGCTTTGACACTCATATCCATGCTGTAGAAGATTTTAACAGCGACAATGGCGCATATGACATTTTGGATTATGAGCCAGGTGGTGGCGGTGGTACTGACTTCGAAGTGAACTGGGAGTACATGCAGAAGGAAGACATCGTTCCAAAACAATTGGTTGTATTCACTGACGGTTACCCATGCGGTGGCTGGGGTGACGAAAACTATTGCGATACCCTTTGGGTAATTAACTCACGCGAGGACATTGAAGCACCGTTCGGAGTAACGGCGTTTTATGATCATAAGGCATAATGACGTATAGGTATGAGATACCTGTATCAAACTCGCAAGAGTTAGACAACGTAAGTTGGGTAGTCAATGACTACTTGGCCCTGAATGCCACAGGGCCTTTTCGCATTTTTGAATCTTCAACGAGTGTGCAGATTGAATTGGATTCTGCCGAAGATTCGTTTTTATTTGAGTTAAGTCCATGGGCTGATAAAATACAAAAGGCCAGTGGACTAAATAAAAATACACATTAACTCATGTTTTAATAATAGGAGAAACACATGGAACTAAATGTTCAAGATCTACAATTAGCCGCTAGCGTAATTGACCTTGCTACTCAACGTGGTGCATTTAAGGCAAACGAAGCCAAGGCTGTAGGTACAATTTACGATAAAATCACAGGTTTTATCCAGGCCGTAGCTGAGCAACAAGCAAAGCAAAAGGCCGAAGCAGAAGCCGCCGCTGGCGAAGCAGAAGCACAAGCAGAGACAACAGCAGAAGAAAAACCAGCTGACGCAGTTGTCCAATAAGGAGACACTCATGGCATTCCTCAGACACGTCGGTGTCCACAAAGATACCGGACACAGAGTTTTAGTAATTTTTAGACAGGTTCCGAACGAACCGACTAACTGTCTATGTGTAGAAACAGACAGCCTTCCAGATCGTTATCATACCGATTTAATGAATGCTGTAGAAACTATTACTGCACAAGAGACCACTGACTTTTTTGAGTACGCTAGCAGACAATTTTTGTCTGACGGCCTACCAATGTTACAAGGCCTACATGAAAAGGGCCTATTACGTAAGTTCCCTACTAAGAAGATTATCATGCGTCCAGGTCCTGGCATTGAGATCAACTTAGAAGAGCTTAACAATCAACTATCTGCTATGAACGGTGACGAACCAGTAACTGGCGACAATGCAATGGATAACAAAGCACTTGCGGCCAATCTTCGTAACCAGGCAGAAATGTTTGAACAACAAGCTAGAGATTTACGTAAGCAAGCAGAAGAGTTAGATCCTACAAAAAGACCAGTTGGCCGTCCTCGTAAGGAAGCATTAACCGATGTCTCCGCTTGACAAAATCTTAGAAGAAGTTAAAATAGAGAGACAGCGTCAAACAGACGTAGCAGGTAGTGAATACGATTTAAAGAACACTCCTAATGATTGGGTGGCTATTGCTAGTCACTACTTGCTACAAGACGTTTACCGCAAAAACGTAGTACCTAATAGAGCGCAGTTCCACGATAGTCTTGTTAAGGCCGCCGCTGTCATTGTTGCCGCATTAGAGTACGAGCAAAACATGACCAGTAAAGGTCACTTAACGGACTAATATGCCAATTAGAAAAAAAGATCGTAGCTTTGATGATATCTTAAATGATGTCATTATGAGCGAAGTACCAGTGCAGTACATTTCAGAAATCACAGTAATCCTCCGCGATGGTCGCACCTTAACATTCCAAGCATCTGATATCCATGACATGGAGAATGTTAAAAACATTTTAGAGCGTAAAGGTCTAGAAGAATACAGTAAACTAATCGCAGATGTTCAGATTACAATGGACAGTCAAAAACTAAAAGAGAACGTTACTGGATTCGTATCAGCCTTACTAGAAAAACACTTAGACGACAAACCCACTAAAGGCAAACGCAATGACAAAAAGAAGTGAAATCAATTTCGAACAAGACAAAAACTATGTACCTGTATTAGACCACGGCTTCGTTGGTTTAATTGATCATATGGGTAGCGATGCGGCGGTAGTTCAAGCCGCTCGTGTTAGCTATGGCGCTGGCACAAAACAAGTACAAGATGACCGCAACTTAATTCGTTACTTAGTACGTCATGAACATACTACTCCTATCGAAATGTGCGAAGTTAAGTTTCATTTGAAGATGCCTATCTTTGTTATGCGACAACTTGTACGCCATCGTACTGCTAGTATCAACGAATATAGTGCTCGTTACTCTGTAATGACTGACGAGTTTTACATTCCTGAGCTAGACCAAATTGCACCACAAAGTACATTAAACAAGCAAGGCAGAGAAGACTTTGACGATTGGGATTTCAACAAGCGTCAAGACTATCAACATGCGTTTATGCGTAGCTCATACAATAGCTACAAAGAATACGAATACCTATTAGGTAAGGACGGCGAAGGTGTTGCGCGAGAACTAAGCCGTATGGTATTACCAGTTGGCGGTTACACTGAGCTATATTGGAAAGCTAACCTTAAGAACTTCTTGCATATGGTGCGTCTCCGTGTTGATCCACATGCACAAAAAGAAATTCGCGACTTTGCTAATGCAATGTATCAACTAGCTAAGCCACTATTCCCCGAAGTGTGCAATGCGTTTGAAGATTATCAACAACATAGTATGCGCCTAAGCCGCATGGAAATTGATTTGATCAAGCGTATTATTAGCAAAGAGCGTTGGCTAGAACTTAACGAAGATCAACGTAGCGAAGATAACGTTGCTAAGGCTTTTGGTCTAAGCAAACGAGAACTTAACGAGTTCAAGTCTAAGCTAGGTCTATGAACTTACTAGTAGGACCTGCTACATGGGAAGAAATACTTCCTGTGTGGCGAGATAAACTTTGGCCAGGACGCAAGTCAAAGATTGAACCTACTAGTGCAATGCGATACCTTGGCGGGTACGATATGCAAAATCAGCAATTCGTACCTGCTTTCTTTTCTATACGTACAAACGAGCGCATCGTTGCTGTTAATAGTGTAGTCATGTGTGCAGATGGTTCTGCCCGTAGTCGCGGGCTTTGGGTTGACCCGGAGTTTCGGGGTCAAGGCTATGCAAGAATCGTGCTAGAAAATTCTATCATACAAGCACGAGATTGGGGTGCTAAACATTTATGGACAGTACCTCGCCAGTCTGCAATATCAGCTTACCAAAGTGTAGGATTTTTACAAACGTCTGAATGGTTCGACGAAGGGGTTGAGTTTGGCCCTAACTGTTACGCCAGTCTGGTGCTGTAAATAAATACCTACATAATGCTAGAGCTCACACACAAGAACCATTACAAATTTTATTACGACACTACACCTTTTAGGTTTAGGCTCTCTACTAACGAGTCTTTTGGCTTTAGCGTAGGAAGATGTAATGGTGTTGCCGGCTCGTGGGACTTTGAATGCGAACGTGCGGCTAGATTGATTTACAGTAAAACTAGACCGGGACAAAGAATTCGCATACTGTATAGTGGTGGCATCGACAGCGAAATTGTTGTAATGGCTTTTCAACGTGCAGGAATTCCATTTGATTGTATCATCATTGATATGGGCATAAATCAGCACGACACAGAATATGCTTACAAGTACTGTCAAGCAAATAATATACAGTACCAGATCTGTTATGTAGATCCTGTAGACTTTGTTAAGAAAGGTTTACACTATCACTATCACCAAGAGTATCAAGTTAAACAACTTGCTATGATGATTGTAATGAAGGTGTTAGATCAGTTACCTCAAAACGATGTTTACATTTTAGGTGGCGAAATTTTTATGAGTAGAGAAGTCGATGTCAACTCATTCTATGCTAACCAATCTGCACATTACTCATACAAGTGGTATCACTATGTAAGAGAAGACAATGACATGAGTTACTTTAAGTATGCTTTAGCCAACAACAAACTGGTCATTAGCGAATTCTTTAGCTACACTCCAGAACTAATGTATAGTTACCTAACCGATCCATTAGTAGTTGACTTAGTAAACGATAACATCGAGCACAAGTACGGGCTACTAAGCACAAAGCCTAACGTATATGCAAGGTACTTTAAATTTGATCATAGGCCAAAGTATCATGGATACGAAAATGCTATGCACCTAAACAATAAGGTATATTTAGACCTTAACGATAACAACGATGTTCAACACGATGTTATCTTTAAAACAGAATACACAGACTTAATAGAACAACTACGATATGATTAAGCTACTAGGCAAAGAACATAAAGACGATTTAAAGCGCATTACTATCAGTCACGATAAACATGCAGGGGTAACTACGAGTCAAGCAGGCACTGAGCACTTCTGGAGCGAAAGCACTTTTGGTCACATGTACTTAGAAGAAAGCAATCCTACACATTTATGCTGGGGGTACTTTGATAACGGTAATTTAATTAGCTATCTGAACATGCAGTTAAGTACTATGCGACCTGTATGGTACTTGCAAAAAGTTGTAAGCGATGCAGATGTTTCGTCGAGTGTGCCGATGAAAGGAATCGCTGACTTAATGAGTCATGCTATTAACTTTGCAGAAAGTAAATACCTATTTGAGTACTATAGCAGTATTCCTACTCAATACATAAAGGCACACGAAAGAATTTGGGGTAAGCTAGTCCCTGAGCGCAAGCGATATGATATTAACTTTGATCATGTTGTTCCTGCACTTAAAAGGCCAGCATACGATGAATTTTGGGTTGTAATGATGAAAAGCACATTATGGCCTACTGATATGGTGATTCGTCATCATATCTTGCGTCAAGAACACAGACCAGATGTTAGTGTTTTAAAACAATTATATAAACCAGGATATAAGAATGATTAAAGATATTCCGCCACACGTAAAAAACATTACTATACCTGTTCACATTTTATTTGTTCTTGCTGTAACATTGATGGTTAGCTTAGGCGACTATGTATGGTTATGGTCAACTTTAATTTGTTGGACACTATTCAGCGGTGCAGGTGTCGCCGTTGGTTATCATAGAGTACTAAGTCACAAGTCACTAGATGTACCTCTATGGAAACAAAAGATACTTACTGTATTAGGTATGTTTGGTTGTCAAGGTAGTGCTATATTTTGGTGCGCTATGCACAGAGGATATCACCACCCGCATGCCGATACAGAAAAAGATTTCCACAGCCCTTATCATGGTAAGTGGAGTGCGTACATGGGCTGGATGACTAAACTTAAACCAACTGATGTGAACCTTAAGTATTCAATTGACTTGCTACGAGACGAGTTCCAAGTATTTTGTCACAAGCACTACAACAAAATCATTTGGTGTACTGTTGCAGTTGTAGCACTCTTTAGTTGGAAGCTAGCATTGTATGGATTCATTATGGCCATGACATGGGCCCAGCATCAAGAAAACTTAGTAGATCTTTATTGTCACGTTGCTACACCTATAGGGTATAGAAACTTTGATACTAAAGACTGGTCAACTAACGTAGCATTGTTAGGATGGTTTGGATGGGGACAAGGATGGCATAACAACCATCACAAGGCTCCTCGTGCATTTGACTTTGGTACAGAAGTTAGCGGTAAGTGGTGGGAATTTGATCCTTGTAGACTTTTTAAACCTTTCTTAAAATGAAATATCAACCTTTAGTAGTAGACGCAGAACACAGAGTATTAGCAGTTACTCCCGAACGTAAACATTTATTGTGGTTAGTTGAAGGAGAGTGCGACTGCCAATTGGTATTAGGTTGCCACGAGCTTAGTGATGCCGATGTAGCAGACTTAAAAGCTAGCCCATGGAACTGGTCCTATAAACCTAGCCTAATGCAACATAACTTAGTTAAGGCAGATAACTCCGCAGTCAAAGAACGCAGTCTACTACTTCAAAATAAACTGTGGGCATACTACGAAGTTCTCAACATTATTAACTATGCTCGTGTGCGAGTCAGTCCAGTAGTTAACCAACAAGACGTAGTGTACTTAGAAAAAGAACGTCAAGCACGTTTAGTAAAAAACGGTATTACCGAAGACTGTCAAATGGTTCGCGACTATGCGGACTTTGCATCGTGTACACTGAATCAAGCCGCAGAACAGATTCTGTTTAAAGCAGAGCTAGCCAGAGATGCCTATGCTAATACAGAGCGTTTACGTATGCACTACTTACGTGACTTACGTAACTGTAAGACACTAGACGAAATCAAACAACTCAAAGACCGAATGTTTAGAGAAAGCTGGTTAAACGTATTACTATGAGCCTGCTTTATTATAATCCCATAGACCTTTATAGTAAGGACAACCTAGAACAGTTCCCTCAGTTAAAATCAACTGAGCCGTTCAAACGTATGTTCAATCCTAGTATCAGCTTGTATGATAGGACAGGTACTATCGACTGGCCTGTTAAGATTAAGAACTTATTCCCTATGCCAGCAAGTCTTTGGACTGACAAAACATTTGAAGAGATTTGCAATCAGCGTATGCAGGAAGTAATTGCTTATGTTAAATCTAATCCTAGCAAACAGTTTGTAGTTATGTACAGTGGCGGTATTGACAGTACGCTAGTCATGGTCCTGTTAATGCAGTTAGGAGATCAAGAACTATTTGATCGTACACTAGTAATCTTAAACGAGGCTAGCATTGCAGAGAATCCCGAGTTCTACAAGAAGTACATTACCCGCTTTCGTATGGCTAGCAGTAACAGCTTCGAAAAATACTTAACAGAAGATCATATTGTACTCACCGGGGAAATGGCCGATAACGTATTTGGTAGCTTAACACTAGGAATGGCTATGGACCGCCTGGGTAACAAAGATCTAGTACACGCACCTTATCAAGATCATGCACTGGCGTTTTTTACACAAAAGCTAGGCTCAGTAGAAGAAGCTAAACTTATGATGGATCGCATGGAGCCCATTATGAAGTTAAACCCTAACGGTATTAAGAGCTTACACGATTACATGTGGTGGATCAACTTTACTATGAAGTGGCAAGCTGTAGAGTTCCGCATTTTAAGCCATGCTCGCCCTAATACTAAACTATCACAAGAATGGGTAAATACTAGTTTAATCCATTTCTGGAATACTGAGCTTTGGCAACAATGGTCCGTTAGCAATCCTGATAAAAAGGTTGCTAAAGATTGGGCTAGCTATAAGTGGGTAGCTAAGGAACTAATTTACGAGTTTGATCGTAATCAAGAGTACTATACCCGCAAAACCAAAGTCCCTAGTTTACCCGATATGGTACGGTTTAAATATGTGAGCAACTTCATTACAGAAGACATGAAGTTCCATGAAACTTTAAACTTGGAGAATTTCATAAATGTATAACATTGAACTAGACCATCTTAAAGTAAGCAACTACGGTGCTACACTAGAGTACAATCTAAATCGTACTAGCAATACCAGCTGGGTATCTGCTATGCAAACGTACTTAGAAAACGTAACGCCATTTAATATTGCACTTGCCCTAAGCGGTGGTGCAGATAGCGAAGCCATTGCTACTATTTTACATAACATGGGTAGACCGTTTACCCCGTTAATCTTTGATTACGTAGGTAAGAACCAACACGATACACATTATGCTGTAGAGTGGTGCGAAGCACACGGATACTATCCTAGAGTTATTAGCTTTGACCCTGTAGGCTTGTGGACCGAACAAAAAGAACACTGCCTAGAGTTAGCAGAAATGACACATTGCACAAGCCCTCAGTATATTGCTTACATGAAGATGCTAGAAGCAATGTTACCTTTTGGCTATCCTATTATGTGCATCGGCGAGCCAGAACTAAAATTCAAAGGTCAAGCAGGCGACATTGTAGAGCTAACAGAAAAGCCAATGCACTTCTCTGTAGAAATGTACTTAAGACAAAGAGGATTTGATGCTAACGCATTACCATTCCAATTAGACAAGACTGTAATGGAAGCATGGATTAATGACCAGTTCTGGACTACGATGAACGAAGGTCAATCAAGCAAAGAACGTAAGGCTGACTTTTACCGACACTACTTAGGTATTCAACCTCGTACTAAGTTCAACGGATTTGAAAATGTGCAAGCAGAAGATCAAGCATTAAGATCTGAACTTGTTGCTTTATTCCCAGACCAAGATATCATCATCACAACAGATATCTAATTACTTTAACGCAAGCACCGTGTATCGTTCATATTGATCGTTATAGGTGCTTGTTTCTTTATGTATGATTTCTTTACATTGTATCTGTCTAATGAAATCGTCTACACTATTAACACAATTAATATGATCGTCTACTACTCCAAACATGTTGTTACTTTGGAATAGCATTAATATATTGGGTGGGATTGATTCTTGCCATTTAGTAAAGTTACCTAAGTGCTCGCAGATAGTATTCACGACAGTACCTGAAAAGTTTGTGTAGTCTAAGGTGTAAATATCCTTCGGTTCTGTGTGATAACGTGGCGAATTAACTAACTTTTCGCCTGCTAAGTTAGCAGTATTATCTATGTCGTAGCTTACGATGCTAGTGTAACTATTAGGATCCATCTTGTCCATTAATAGCATAGGTAAGACTCCTACCCAACCGCCCATAATCCAAATGTCACCAAAGTTTGCTTCGCTTGCCAATAACACTTTGGCCGCTGTTATCTTACTTCTAATTTGAAATCTACTGAACGCATCTACCCAATTAACATTAGGATAGTCTTCGACTAGGCTAACTATCCTAGTAAAGATTGGGTTAGGGCAAATGTCGTTTAACGCATCCATAGCCGCAAATAAAAACATATCGTCTTGTGGCTTGTCATGATTACCATCGTTAATAGATGTATACCATTTGTAAAATTTATCTTCGTCGACAGCAATAAAATTTTCTTTGTACAGTTCCTCTGCTAGCCAACTTAAATGATATGCGTTAAACTTTTTCATATTGTTCTCTTAACCAGTCTTCGTTGTTTATCAATGATAACGCTACAGTATCTCCTGTGTGTAGTGTACCGTATGCTCTTCCTGCCTTTGCTCCTTGAAGGACAAACATAGCAAATGGAGACGATGTTACTTGATTACACCATATAGCAAGTCTGTAATTTGTTGCAATGTCTTGTTGGTTATCAATCACTTTACTGGATAACTTTACACATTCTCTAAACGCACATCTCCAACTGCTATATGCGTCAGTGTTAAATCTATGCTCGTTGCTAATCTTGTTTACTGCTACTATTCCGCCCAGGCTTGTTGTAATGTCTACTGATGGCTGAACGCCATGGAACATTTCTCTACGAAACATCTTAACTGCGCCATGGCCGTACTGTAATCCGTTAACTGGATTAATGCTACGAAACACTTGTACCTGGGAACCAATTGGTTCATGAGTAAATTCAAAATCGTCTACTATCCACGCATCTGCATCAACAACATAAAACCATTCAGTGTTAGAAACTATAGCACAAGCCTTGTGTGCATTCCAGAAACCCTTTACATTTTCTATTAGTAAAGGATCTGCTTTTTCTTTAAGCCTAGCTAGGTTTTCAACTGAGCCAGTTTCGCCTGTAGTTAAGAAGAAAACATCAAACATAGAAGTACCAAACACTAGATCCTACTGTTAATACTTCAGCAATGCCCAAGCGTTCTTTAATATAAGCTACATTGGCCATTACATCAGGCCAAGCAGAACTATAATCGTGTCCTGCAAAGATGCCGCCCTTTTTAACTTTAGGTAACCAAAAGTCGATGTTCTCTCTATCACTAGGATTAGTATGTGCGGCATCTAAGAATACCATGTCGCACTCTAAGTGGAAGTCTTCGAGTCCTTTCGGACTTGCTGTTTTCATAGCTGTAATGTTTCTACAGTCTTTAGTATTTTCTTGAAAGAACTCAACAGTATTACGAGTGCCTGGTACAGGCCAACCTCTACTGCGGGCATCGTCTGGGTCTATGCCTTTAACACTACTATCAAAACCCCACCATGGGTCAATACAAAATATTCTACCTAGTGGGCAGGCTTTAGATATAATGCTAGAACTTTTACCATGCAAGCTACCTAGCTCGACAATAACTGCATCTTTTCTATTAACACTAGACGCAAGGTCATGCAATACTTTGCAGTCTATTTCTGTTAAGTATCCAGGAATGTTATTCATTGTTATCACCTACTCCTGTTAATACTTGGCTTTCGCGGATCATAGGTCCTAGTCTATTTGGGTTTACATACGTACTCTTAAAGAACTTGCTACCTCTAGCGTCTAAGTCGGCAATGTCTAAGTCTAGTTCGTTTTGTAATATGACACCTAACTTACGTGTCTTTGTTCGTAAGTCATCTTCGCTAGTAACACTAGGATATACTACAGTATTGAAATAGTTTACTAGCCAATCAAAGTCCCTGACATCTACAAAGTTAAACTCATCTCTTTTTAAATTAGTTAAGTAGCAACCAAGCCTTGCACCATACATAGCCCATAGGCCGTTTAGAACATCTTCTCCTACACTACACCAAACTAGCAACCGCTGATGATTCTTATAGTGTATACGCTTCTTGAGTTCTCTAGGATCAACTAGTACTCCGCCAACTAGGGACATTTTTACGCCTTCGCGGAATCCGGCACGCCATGCCTGTAACGGACTAGCATTGTTCATTACATCGCTGTACACATTGTTCATTTGAATGTAATTAATATCCCAGCAAAAGTCAACTTGAGAACTTTCAGTTTCCGCTACTTCATGACTCTTCATTTGTTCTACTACATGTTTTGGCCAGCACTTAACACCACCGTTACCATATACTAATCCGTTAACAACATTCTTACCTGCCCAACTAATAACATCGTTGTCGCCTACTAGGCTTAGGTCTACTTCTGCGTTAAAGAAATCTTCTCTTACAATATTGTCTGCGTCTACTGTAATGAATCTATCTGTTTCTGCTAACTTAGCCGCGGCCTTGTGACATGCATCAGAACCTTTGACGCCATGACTACGTTTAGCCCATGGTGCTTTAGTTAATAAGTCTGCATAGTTGTAATCTGCGTTTGGCTCATCAAAGCTCATGAACACAATATCAAACTCTGTCATTGGTACTTTCATTTAGATTCCTTACGTTTATTTTTATATTTGGATTGTCGTGTACTACTGCCATCGTGTTATCTAACCACTTTTCCAGAAGTACTGTTCCTTTGTTCTTTAACTGGTCTGCTGTTACAGTTATAGTTCTTATATATTGATTAGGATCATTTTTCTTAACTACGTGCAAATGTAGTTCGTCAAAGATGTCATACTTTACAGGATCAACTATAGTGCTTTGTATTTCTACACATCGGCCTTTAATGTTTACACTAATGTGGCAATCAGTATCTACTGTCTTATCGGACAAGTACTGCATCGATCGGTTGTCGTTCTTGTCTGGTGTTTCGATATATGTTTCTCTAGTAACTACTTGGTAAGTAGAAAAGATTCGTTTAGTGTAAACTGCAACGTTCTTAGACACTTCTTTGTTATACCACGGAACGTCAACTTTAATACGACCAGTGTTAACTAAATCGCTTGTATCGATAACAATACTATCGTACAGCATTAAGGGATCTTTGGCATGTACAAAATAAAAGTTTAAGTGGTCGTAGCCTCTATAAGTTTCATTGCTGTTAGTAACAATAGATATAAAGCTGTCGAGACTGCTCTTGTTTATTTCTACTTCTAATAGTCCTGAATCGTAAAGACCTAATGTTAGTTGCTTAGTTCGATCTGCTTCTACGACTTTTTCTATTTTCAATAACGTAGAATTTTCTTCATGTACTCTACGTAGGTATTGATCCTTTTTAAACAAACTTCTGGTATTAGAATCTTTATCGAATGCAACTATTAACTGATTTATACTCAGCTTACCTTGCATGACGGCTGTAACTAGCTCATCATCTATAGCAACAACAATATGATCTTCTTGTAGTTGCTCAGTTGTAGGATTTCTAAGGATGTGAATAGTTTGTCCGCTATCTCTATCATAGAAGACATGAAATTTTTGTGTTGTTTCTCTAGTACCAAACAGGCTAGGATTTAACTGCATAACTCTCTAATACTTTTTGACTTGCTATCGTTAAGCCAAGTCTTGGTGTAATGTACTACACCAGTTTGATTGAAGTTTTCAATCTTTACTTTCTTATCTTCAGTTGCCCAAAAACTTAGTAACTGGTGCCAATCTTTATCCGCTAAATGTCTTAGGGATAAGTTATTAGTTTGCTTACTCAAGTTAGTAAACTTTGTTCCGTATGAGTTATGCGTAACCCCGCAAACTCTCATTGCTATTGAAAAAGAAACGTTTATCTTGTTTTTAATATCAGCGTCAATAGTATAAAAGTCAGTAAATGCTGACTCGATACCATGATCCCATAAGTTTAAAACGTTAGGTAGTACTGACAATAGTTCGTGTACCCCTTCGACATTGTATAAGAAAAAGTTAGTCCATGCATCTGGTAGATTATTTTTCCTAATCATCTTTCTATCAAGGAACAACTCTGTAGGTAATGGTAGTCCTTTGTAATCAATAGCATTAGGCGTAACAATGTCTACTTTGTCTAACGCACTAAAGTAATCTGTGATATCACTTAGTACTAAGCTATCAGCATACATAAATGCTGTTTGCTTATATGGAGTAGATAACAAACCTACCGCAAAGGCATTATATACATCACCCGGTGCAATAATAATTTTATCAAACTCTTCTGCTTCAATAGGTTCAGTGGTAACTAGAGTAGTAGGCAAGTTACTAAACTTCTTAGCAGACAAGGCAAGCAGTTTAGCTGACTCAATAAAGTCAGGTGTGGCAATAGTAATAATACCTTTAGTCATAATAGTACTTGTTCAAAAATTCGTTATAGTGTCTAAGTATTGCTAGCTTGTTCATCATATGAACGTCTTCGCCTGCAATCCTGGTTACAATGTTTTTGCTTTTGTCTGTTATCATATTAGCTAGAAAGATCATATCGTTCTTGCTATTGATTTCTACCAAGTCATCTAACTGGTCCATGTAACGCATACTACCAGGAGGTATATTATGTGTTAGGTTGTTATCAACTTGTCCGTTAAGAATGTGTATTGCAATGCTAGATGCGTAATCCGTTCTGAACATATTGCCGGGAAACTTGTACAGGAATCTATAGTAGTCGTAATTTTCTTTAACATGGTGCCACATGTCAAAAAACTTTTTACTGTAATCTGTTTTTTGCCAATAGATAACAGTAGACCACCACATGTCTATACCTAGTGGATGCAATCTTTGTTCTTCGTGGTGGGGATCATTTCCTCTAAGGCCGTGTGCATTTCTAAACAATGCCAATTCATAGTCTGTTTCAAATAGTAAGTCTAGTCTGTTGCTACCTATTAGATAGTCAACGTCTAATAACAATGTTTGTTTATACGGGCTTAAATTGTAAACGTTGTGCTTGTTTGCATTTGAAAACTGCGCCGGCATGTCTACGCCAAAGCCGTCGTGGTGTACACGGATATTCTTTTCGTGACGTATGTCTTCTACAATTACTTGATCAAAACAGTACTCTCTGATTTCGCGAGGGCAAGATTCTTCTAGTGCTTTCCACGTAGCACCATCGGTTAGCAATGTAGTATTATTGTTTTTTAAGTTTGCCTTGACTGTTAATGCGCCAACTGTTGCTAACCTATCATATCTAATCTTATCGTTGTTATAGGCAAACATAACAACGCCTTTGTCTAGATTATCCATTGTAGTTAACAATCTTTTTAATGTTGCGAGCTTTGGCTAGCTTCTGGTATTCGTCGGCAAATGATTTAGTTGCTGTTGTATAAGTTTTAAACAACAAGGCACTAAATGCTTCAAGGTCTGGGATTTGAATTGGAACACCGTTATCGTCTATTACAGGGAAATCAGTGTAAACTTGTTTTAGACGATCTACTAAGTTAATACGTTCCATGCTAGCAGTAAAAATACCATTTGCATGTGTAACTAGCAAGTCGCTAGCCAATTTGATTTTTAAGTTTTCTATTTGCGTTGAAAGTGTTAGGCGATAATTGCTAAATTCCAACGCTTCTTGTAAGCGAATATCCATAATAACCTCAGAGTCTGTCTTTTAAAAGTATAACAGGTTGAGCTAGTTAAAGTCAACCTGTTATCTTATTAAACTAGTAGTTTATTTATGAATCGTCGCCACCGGTGTCAAACGTAGTTACGATAGTCAATCCAGTTGGGGGATCAACATCAAAGACAACGTTTTGGTTCTGTGGGTTTGTTTCTGGATCTGCTTTTAGATACGTGACATGGAAGCCAGTTGTACCGTTAATCCATCTGCGGAAAGCCATGTTATCAAAAATAACTTTGATTAGGACTTCGTTGTTACCAACTAGTCTGCCCCAAACTTTAATTTTGATACCTGTGCTGTAACCATAACCACCGTATCCGCCATAACCACCGTATCCGCCGTAGCTAGAATATGTAGAGGATGCAGTTAACATTAATTGGTATGTTTGTGTTAGTTGGTAAATCCCAACGTTAGTAGTAATACCAATATTACCAGTACATCTTGCGCCAGCTACACTTAGAATAATGTCGCCGCACTGATCAGTTAAGTACTTCCAGTCAGTGTAGCCTTGTGTTGTTCCGCCGCTAGCTGTAGGAGTAATTTTAATTTGTCCACCGGCATTAAAGAAATAACGTAGCTTGTCATAGTTATCAAATGTAACTTTGAAACTTGCGGCCATGTAACGTTTCCACGGAGTAGTACGATTAACAATACCGCCGGCAGGTGTTACAACACTACCGTGATAAGTTGCTAATGTATTTTTGTTGTTATACACCATGTCGGTGTAGTATTGCAACGTTTGACCTAAATCCGAGTCAGACAAACTAATCATTTCGCCTGCGGCTCTTCTTTGGAAGAACGCCTGAGAAGGTAGTTGACCTGTTACATGTGAGCTAACGTTTACAATGTCAATGGCACTGTTAAATGGTCCGGCTTCGATCAAGTCACCTTGTGCAACTGTACTAGCTTGGGCTGTGTTACCCCATCCAAATTTATATTCTTCTTGTACAGTTGGATCTGTAGAAGGTGAAGAGTTTGGGGTAAAGTCCCCAAACACCTTATTAACTTTTGTTGTTAGTTGGTTCCAGCCACTAGCTGAAGCAACCGTGCCTTGATCACCGTAGGCCATTATTTAACTCCTACTACTGCCTCAATAGTTTTGATGCCTTCGTTATCAGAAGATTCTAAAGCTCTACCAATGATTGCTAAAGGATTAGGGTTAGCACATGCCTTAGCAACGCCAGGTATACTGCTACTTACTAAACGCTGGCCTTTCTTAACAGGACCGGTTACAGTAACAGGAACACGACCAGTTAACGCTACAGGTAAAGACATCTTTGTACGAGCTAAACCGCTGTTTAGTAAGTACGCTGGGTTAGTAGAAATAACACCAAATACTTCAGTATCGTCTTCTGTAGTAGTTTGAGTGATTTCTTCTGTACCGCCAATCTTTACAATAGTGCCTGGCTGGTATTGAACGTCAGTTGCATACAATTCAGCAACGTCAGCGAATTCAGCTTGCATTGCAATACCGCGGAACTTAACGTTAGTACGTGCAGGTAAGTTAACACCTGGACCGATTGTTACAAATTCTGCGCCAAAGTTTTCGCTAGCATTAGGTGTGTATTCTGCATCAGTACTAATGATTGCAATTACGCTACCATTAACGCTGGCCTTAAGTGCATTATGTAAGTTGTTTTGTGTATCACGAATCTTAACTGCACGAATTGTAGTGCTAGCACCAGCAAAGCCAATTGGTACATGCTGTGTGCCGTCCCACATATATAACTGCTTGCTAGTAGATTCAACCCAGAAGTCGCCTTCTCTGCGACCGCTGTATGTTGGTTCTGTTTCTTGCACAACTAGTTGTGCTAACTCTTTCCATTGGCCTAAGTTATCGTAAACAGCAACACGCTTAGTTTCGCTGTTGTACCATAATTGGCCTTCTAATGGGTTTGACGGAGCCGCCGCAGAGCTAAAATTCTCTAGCATAGCTACTAGGTTCTCTGCCATGATTTCGCCGTAACCTGCATAGTTCTTGCCCATTAAGCGAAGACTTGTGCTAATGTCTAGCGTACCATCAGGAATAGTTGTTAGTAACGAACCGTTTGTTTTATTGACATCATATGCCATAGTAATTTTCCTCTTTTATTTTAGCCTACTCGAACTCTAACTGTATATCGAATCTGTAGTAATCTATTTGCTGACTTTTGTACTGGATGGAAAGCAACGTGGGTTAATAGTAAACCTTCGTTTAGGCCTGGGCCTTTGCTCTTTAGTCCAATTTCGTCAAACACAAAGCTACCGTTAAAATCAGCCGCATTGTCTACATCTGATTGGGAAACGCCAGCTAAGTTAAAAACTGTATCAGTTGCAACTGGTTCTGTGTAATCAAGCACACAGTTGATAACCAAGTCTGTATAGTTTACACCATTGATATGCTCTACAGTCATGTAGTTCTTGTTAGGATCTGTATTTAAAGGACTATCAGCATTTACTACTTTAAAGAAAGTAGGGTTGTACAAGTCTTCGTTTTGTCCGTTAACATTTGGACTCTTGTAACTAATAACCCCTAGGTTATCGATGATTGTACCGCCGTTACCAAAGTGCATTTCATACACTGAATGCTGGTTTTTATCGCCCAAGCAATTAACAAGGGCGATACTTAGGTTTTCTGCGTTAATAGCATTGCGGTTGTTTACCAGAACTTCACCAGACTCTACGTCCCAAATTTTTAGGTGTCCTTCTGCTTTTAAACTTACTGACTCTTTATTCGAAAGCATTTGCTTAATCCTTAATATAGTTTATTTACCTAGTTTAAATCACCCTGTTTTGCCGTAATGAACACAGCAAGTGGGTTAGTACTGTCTTTTAGGGTTTTTCCTGGATCGTTAAACCCAATATTACCCGGAGTAGCAATAACTACTGGAATTTCTTCTCTTGGTAGGGCATCAAATACTCTGCTTCCGACAGGGTGTGTTTTGATTCCTGTACCTTTTGTACCACGAACAATGTCCTGTAATGTATTTGCACTACGACGGTAGAACTCAATACGTTCCCCGTTAATGAAAATTACACCCGGACGCTGACGGATAAAGTCCACGCCACCAAATACTGTACCGTTTGCAACTTCGATTTCTGTATCACCGAGTTCTAACGGCGCAACTAGTGTAGTTTTAGCAGTATTAGAAATTCTACTGAACTCGTACTGGTTATCTAAAGTTTTGAACATTCTGTATGCAAAGTGATCTCCGGAATCGTAATCAGATTGTACACAAATTTCAACAGCATCGCCTGCAAAGATAGGAGCAAGTTCTTCTCCATAGCCTTCCAAGTTTGCACTATAATCGTGACTGCCTTCTAGAATTGCCTCTACTAAGCTACCAGGAGTACCAAAATCGCTACCTAGGAACAAGTAACGGTTAACTGGCGTCATTGCAGGTAATGTGGCATCCCATGGGATTTCATAACCGTTAATAACTGCGCCCCAAACTTGGTTTTCCCAACCAGGAGTAGGTGTTAAGAAGCTATCGCCATCACCTGCTGGAGGATTAACAGGGTTAATACCTACACGGTTAAATGCAATATGTACTTCTTCATTCATATCAAGGTCTTCTACTGTTACGCTAGCAGATTCTGATACCTTACGTGTATCAAATACTTCACGTAACTTGCTACGATATGGCTTAACTTCGTTTAGATAGTCAACAAAGTATTCTACTTGATCTTCTCTATAGTAAGGTAACTGACCTAAACTTGAGATTTCTAAGTTGTCTACGTGCAAGTATGTACTCTTTGCAATCCAGTCTACTTCGTTTTGTTCGCTGTAGATAAACTTAACCATAGCAAAGAACAATCTATTGTAATAGTACTGATAATCGTTAATAAAGATGTCAGTACGGAATGTTTCAAAGATTGCTTCTAGCTCTTGACTAGGTTCGCTGTCCCATGGTTTAAAGTCCCAACCACCCAAGTCCCAAATGTCTAGTTGGATGTAACTGTCAAACAATGTTTCGTCAAACTGGATGGTACCGTTTTCTCTGTATAGTAATACAAACTGATCGCTATAACGTTGGTAAACAACAGGGTATTGTCCGTTAACCGGGGTACCAACACCTACATAGTCGCCTTCTACTAATTGATTAGCAATACTGTCTAACCCTGCTTCTGTATCTACAGAGTATTCAATAGCTATAGTAGAATCGTAGTTAGTGTTTACGTAATTAGTGTATGACCAGAACTTAGTTAGATCATATGTAATATTACCGCGAGTGAACGTAGAACCTAATACAATGTCCCAGCCTGGGATTTCTTGTACTAGATCAAGTTCGGCTAGTAAGTCGTTAAGAGCCTGAATTAAGTTCTTGCGAGCATTAGCACGATCCTTAATCCAAGTTTGTTGTGTTGGACGAATGCGGTTACCGTAACGGTCAAACTCATTAAGTCTGCTGTCAGGTACTTCAATACGTTGTACAAGCTCAATTTGATTATAAGGTAATAACTTGTAATCAGCTAACTTGTACATTGGCTTTTTGTTAATAGCTGTAACTACACTAGCTTCCCATGGTTGGAAGTAGCGGAATACTCTATAGAAGTCGTTTCCAACTTTAACAATATCATCTACGTTGTAGCGAACACCGTATTCGTAGTTAACCCATGTATCTACATAAGTCTTTTCTGTGTATCCAACTAAGCTATCCTTTAGACGCTTGTGTAGCCATTCAGGAATACCTGTGTTGTTATCAAACTCACGCAACAACATCCATTGACTGTGTGCAGGTGTTTCGTCTTCACGAAGTTGAATCTGCAACGTTGTAGTTGAATCGTTTAACAAATGCTTAACATTACTAATAATGAAAGCGTTAGTATCAATAGGAGCAAACCATGGCAAGCCAATAGTTGCTGGATCCTGAATGATATTTGCAACCGTAGTTACTGCTAACTTTCTTTCTGGTCTTATTGCAGGAACAGAGTCTTTGCCCTTAACCCAGAAATAGTACTTGGTCTTAGTAACGTTGAGTTCATCGACATATTCTTCTGTTGTCCAGTTAGCTAAGTTAAATCCGTTGTACTCGTATACCTTTGCGCGGCCAGTTGGAACTGCGCCGTCGACTTCTTTACCGTTATCAACTGCATCGTTGTATGCAATAGGATCTACTGAGCTTTCAGTCCATTCGTAAACATCAATTGAACTGCCAGGGAATAGTCTTCCCCAGTTCTGTTGTCGATATGCAATGGTACTAGACTCGTAGTTTACATACTTGACTGTACTTAAATCCCACCATACTGTACCAACTTGTTGTGAGCCCCATGGGCTTAATTCGTTTAGTGCTTGGTCAGGATCGCTACTAGAATTGTACTTGGCAACGTCTAGAGGGCTCTTGATGTCAATTTCTGCATCTGCAATCTTAGGGATCAATCCTTTGTATGGATCCCATACTTCTAAGTCTAACAATACTCTGTTCTTGCTTCTATCATACAATGTAACAGAGTAAATCTTATTAGGATCAATTAGTTCTTGCTCTGCTTCAACTTTATCAAATTGTTGATATGGTAAGAATGTCTGAGCATCGATACCTACGTCCCACTGGAATACTGCATAGCCGTGAATGTTACTTGCATCGTCAACGAATGCTAACTGACCATTTTGCCAGTTGTATCTAGCATCTTGTCTGCTAGCTAGCATTTCTGTTTCAGAAGCAAAACGTACTGGCATATAAGCGATTGCTTTACCTCTAGTACCTGCTGTAGTAGTTACTTGCTCAATTAAGATACTAGTTGCATCAATTACTTCAAGCACCGTTGTAAAGCCATCTGCGCTAGGGCTGTTATTAGTGTTAACTAATAAAATGTTATCGCCTTGCTGTAAGTTGTGATCATACTTAAATGTCACTAGTGTAGGAGTTGTAGGATATACTGTTGTACCAGATGTTACACCAGTGTATGTTTCCATACTTGTAATTGCCAATTGGCGATCCTGGGCACGTAGTACTTGCCATGTACCCTTATCGTAGTTACCAACTAGAACACTAAGTAGTTCTGGTTCAGTAGTAATAGTCCAATTAGATAGAACAAATGTAGTACCGCTGTTGTGGTCAGCATTAGCTGTATAAACATAACCTTCGTAGCGAACTGTATCGCCTACTTTGTAGTTAATGCTTTCTTGCCAGTATGCGATAGCATTTGTTTCAGTAACATCAATAGTGTATAAATCACTTACAGAAGTTACTGTATAGTCAACTTGGTCTAAGCGAACAAAGCCGGCTGTAGGTAAGTCGTCGTAAATTACTTCTGTAATAGTATCAGTTAGTTGACTCTTAGGTCTTGTTGCAAACACTAAGTTTTCATTACTAGGCTTAGATACCCAACGAGTATCTGCAGGAGTAATGTCGATAATTCTATCAGTGTCTAAATCCTTGTTAGTTTGCTTTGTTGTAGCATCGTACAATGGAATTAAACGGAACAACTGTTTGTTAGAATCAAGGATATCACGTTGACGAAGTTTTAGTTCGTAACTTTGCCAGTTTTGAATTCCGCCGAACTCGCCTAGCTTAAACATCCATTCTTCACTAACAGTTAGGTTAGTGTTGCTTAGTGTATTTGTGTCAATAGCCTTGCTTCGTAGTAACTTGTCGTATGCACTTGGAGTACCTTTTTGGTGTAACATACCTCGTTGGAACTCAAATGCAACTGTCTCGTCTAAAACAATATTGCGTAGGTAATCGGAGTTCTTAACTCCAATGCTATGACGTGCAGTTTCTACTAAGCTCTTGTTTTCTGTATGACCTTCTACAGAGAAATATCTATCGCTAATATCGCTGATAGTTCTGTCAAAGTTACTGAGTAATGTATTTCCGTATACCATGTAGCCAGGGACCTTAGGACGACCTGTCCAGTTCGGTGTTCTGCTACCAATTAGTTTAAAGCGATATTGCTTTAATCTATATAACGGATCGTAAATTACATCGTTGAAGATAGTGCTGTTGTTGAACACTACAAGGTGTTCTAACTCACTAAAGCGAATACGCAAGCCGTTAATGCCAGTGTAATTTGCTCTAGTCTTAATAGTGTTCTTACCGTCTGCACCACGTTCAAATGTAATGTCAGCGGTAGTTATAATCCCTTGATCTTTATCAAGGATGTTAGCATAGCCTCTAACTGTATTGTTAAGGTCTTCTGCCCAACCTACTTTGCTGTTTAGCACTACTTGATTAGCACATGGGCTAAGGATGATACTGTAACCTGAATCCCATTTGCTTTCGCTCCAGAATAGGAACTGACGAGCCGCTAAGTTAAAGTCACGAATTGATCCTAATGTAGTATCAAACTCTTCGAATACTAAACCATTGTCAGCTAACCACTTACCGTAACCGATTAAGAAGTTCCATACTGCTTGTCTACTTACAAAGGCAGTACCATAGTCTACTATAACTGGCGTTTGTTCCCAGTCAATAGCTTCTTTAACTTTAATACCGTTATACAATACTTCCTTATAACGAGTTGTATTCTTAGGCTGGTAGCAAATAAAGAATGGGTTAATTAAGTTGTAACCTTGCACTTCATATCCTTGGCCGTTCCAAATTACTTTGACACCGCTATAGAAGAATTCTCTATAGGCTGTACCTCTGTGTAGAACTAACTGATAATCTTCTTCAGGAATAAAGTTGCTACCTTCTTGTACCTTTAATGTATCTGCTAGGAAACTTAGATTTGTCTTGTTTGCAAATCCACCTAGTTTTAGCATTAGCTGTGTACTAGAGTATCTAATGTTGTCGTAGAAGTTAGTAGATAGGTCTTTACCTTCTTGCAATAAGTTTTCTGCAAGAATGTGCTGGAAGCCTAAACGTACATGGAATGAATTGTCCTTGTACTCTCTGTGGAAGTACAAGTCTGTTACTTGAGGTCTACGACCTAATCCAGTGTAAATGAATTGTGACCCGTAGCTATCGGTGCCGTTGCTTTCTGGTTCCCATGTTTGTTCTAGCCAAACGTTTGGTTGTACAGAATAGTACCATTGGCTTAATACCCATGGATACTCTGTGCTACGAATCCAGGCCATTTCCTGGTTACCAAATTGCCCCGCTTCCCAATCTGCCTGGGCTTGCTCTGCGCTTGGGGCTTCGCAAATTCCTGCGGTAACTGGGTCTAATAAGTTACCGTCTTCGTCTACTGGTATTAATGTTGCGTTACGACGAACTAATAAGTCTACGTTAATTGCAGGAGGTTCTGCAACATTGCCTATTGCTAATGCGTTTAGTAGAGCCGCACGTTTGCCGCCATCAGTCCAGCCATAGTAGTTGTCCCACCAAGTTGGCTTAACTGTGTAACCTAGCATCTCCCATGGGTGAGTATGAGGACGATCTGTATCAAATAAATGACGATACATATCTCTCCAGCTACCATACTCACTTACTGCGCTATAGTTCCATGTAAACGGATTGTCTTCATTATAGAATTGTGCATTGCTATTGTCGTTTACACCGTTTTGTAGGCGCCATAGTCTGTAACGATCACCTACATAGCTGTAACGTACAGCCTTGCTATATCTTGTTGGTCGATATGCACCTGGTTCGTAACCAATCCACTTGTTACGTGATTGTCTAAACTTGGAATATACGTTGTTGTAAATGCTCTTTTCTAACTCAAGGATAACATTATCCTTCCAGTCATTGAAAGCAACGATCATACTACCGTCATGACATATAATAAAGTTAGTGTCATTAGTTTGATCGTAATATAGTTCAGGTGTGTATACATTTGTTAGGCCTAACTTTGCAGGGCTAACAGGTACATAGCAGTTACCAAGGTTGCTTTGTACTACAACTTTAATTGTTGCACCAGTCGGAACACTTGCTAAAATAGTAACAGTTGTGTTTGTTAAGCTATAGTCTCTATCAATTAATAATTGCTCGTCGTTGGCATAGACATATACGTGATCTCTATATGGATCAGTAATATCAATAGTAGTACCTAATGCAAATGTTAAACTGTTTTCTGCTGTGTATGTTTTAATACTCTTTGCATCTGCGTCAACATAGTAAAGCATGTCGCTGAATGCAAATGGGAATTCGCTGTTCTTGCCAACGTTAATTGCAATTAAACTTTCATACACTAGTTCACGTGTAGTTTTGCTAGTAACGTCAACTGTTGACTCTAAGCTAGTAAGTTTGTTAATAAACTTTTGACGGAATAGCTTGCTTTGTTCTGCACCGTATTGCAATACGTTGTTAGGCAAAGTAGAGTTGTTACGTAATAGGACAGCTAACTTAGTTAAAGGATTTACTTGTTGTTGTACTACCCAGCCTGTACCTGTATCTTTAAGAATCTTATGATAGTTATTTAGGCCGTAACCGCTACCTTCAAAGTTTGATTGGTTAGTAATCTTACTCTTGAAGTGGCTAAGAATATCACTGTAAGTAAATGTTCCTACTTTGTCGTTGTTGGCGTTTGCTTCTAATGTGCTGTGAATAGCGTAAGTACCTGCAGGGGTAGCTGATTCAAATAGCACTTCAATTAGATCGTTAACACTTAGTTCAGCGGTTACATTGATTTGTAAACCTGCATCTACTACCTCAGTAGTGTAATCAACAGTATCACTTCCGTTAACTCTGACCTTGAAGTTTCTACTATCAGTCTTTGGATCAATTACGTTAATGTATCCAGAAATACCAGATGTGCTGTATGTCCATGAACCTGTTGCTTGAGGTGTACCATAAACTGTTGCGCCATCGTTAGCTACACCAGGAGGTAGCAATCCGTTTAATCTTACGTTAAGGAATTCTTGACCGGTAAAGTTATAAATTAAGAACTCTTTGCCTTCTGCTAAAGTAAGCATGTTAGTAGACCAATCAAATGGAACCCATTCGTTGTTCTTGCTTAACACATAGAATCTAATCTTACCTTCTTTTAGCG